CGAAGGTCGCCTGAACACTTCGCCGTGCGTCTGGCGGAGGCTGTCTTCCAGCGTCTCGGCCTCGTTCTTCTCGTCGCTCACAGGACGACCCCCGTTCCGAGGTTGCCGGGTTCGCCGGTAGCGTCGAAGCCGTTGGTTTTGATGTTCATGATGTGCAGAGAGAAGGTCTGCATGGTCGCGTCGGTGCCGCTCGACGAGTCCTCGATCTTGGTGATGCGGCAGCCTTCGAGGACGTCGGTCAGAATGCCCGCGCCGAACTCGGAATAGCTGCACGTGACCGTGAACGACTTGGTCAAGAATCCGTTCCCAAGCGCCGCGATGATCTCCGCGCCCTCGGCCTTGGAGATCTTGAAGCTGCCTTCCGCGTCGTACTCACCGCGGGTTCGGGCCAGCACCTTCGCAGCGGCGCCGCGCAGTTTGCCGGGCTCCAAGGTCTGCGAGTAGCTGATCTCGGAGATCTGAAGCTTGCGGACGCCGTCGATGTTGATGTCGATGGAGCTGTGGTCGTAGACCACGCCGTTGATGACGGGATTGGATGCCATCTCACACCACCTGGAGAGCGGGGTTGACCAGGCCGATATCGACCGGGATGAAGCTCGCGTAGCCGACCGGCGTGATCCGCACGCTCACGGGCATCGTCTTGGTCGAGAGGATGTTGGCCTCTCGGTTGACCACGATGTCGACGGCGCTCGCGCTCTTCGGAGAGACCAGCGCGGCGAACAGAAGCGCGTTCACGTAGGCCTCGATCGCCTTGGCCTCGACCTCCAAGATCTTGCCGGTGACCTTGTCGACGCGGACCGTATCGTTGACCCAGCGCAAGAGCGCCGCGTTGGCCACCCGACACGCCTTGTTGATGACGCGCAGGTTCGGCAGGTCCGCGTAGTCCGACCCGTTGGCCGCCGCGGTCTTGCCGTTGGTGATGTAGAAGCCGTTGGTCCCGGAGAACGTGCGGCCCGACGTGATGCGCGCCGTGTCCAGACCGGGCGTCGAGCGCTCGTCTCGGGACATGGCAAGCACGCCAGGAAGTGGCCCGCGGGCGACCTTGCCGGGGTGCTCCTGCACAGGCGTCAGCGACGTCCGAGGCGTCAGCGCAGCGGCCAGGCTCCGGCTCGTCTGCCGACCAGAGACCTGCGACTGAATCGTGATGCGCCCGCCGACCGCGACGATGTACCGAGACGCGAACGCTGCCCACGTAGCCGAAGCCTCGAAGGCGCCTTCTGCGGTCTCGGGCTTCTCGAGGATCGCAAACTCCCAGCGCTTGGCCGCTTCGGCCGTTGCCATCTTCGTGGCCACCGCGGAGGCGAGCGCGACAAAGTTCGTGATCTTGTCGGTGTCCGTGGCGCCGCCGACGGTGCCGACCACGTGCACATATTCGACCTCCCGCGTGTCAGCGAGGAGTGCGTCGAGTGCGGTGTTCAAGTCGCTTGCCGAGTACGTCGGCGCGACCGTCGAGAACGTGTAGGAGTCGCTCGCGACGTACGTGCCAGCGGTCCACGCGAGCGTGAGCCCGGTAGCCGCGACGAAGGTCGTGATGCTCGCCGCGGTCGCGTAGACCGGCGAGTACGTGACACCGCCGTCGAAGCTGATCTTGAAGGACGCAGTGCCGACCACGCCGCCCGCGACCACCACGGCGATGACGTCGTATTTGTCACGCGGCGTGCCCGACGTGGTGAGGCCGGGACTCGGCGACGTGCCGACGCGGGTGATCGTGCCGACCGTGCCGACGTTGGACGCGGCAACGGGAACGGCGAGCATCGGGCCACCGGCGACAGCCAGGTGAAACGCGGTGTCTTCGACCAGTGGGCCAGCGCCCAGCGTGTTCTTCGCCGTGGTCTGGTCGCCGAAGCTGTAGACGGTGTTCGCGGTGCCAGTGGACGACACGCCGATCTTGGCGTGCAGGCCTTCGAGCGCACCGGCCGAGAGCCCAAGGGCACCGTCGATGATGGATACTGTGACGTCGGGAAGTGCCATCAGGAGACCTCGATCGTGTGCGCGGCCTTGATGGCCGAGTCGTATTGGTCAGCGGTGACCACTTGGTTCAGCGGCCAGCCCTTGAGGCTCTTCGCGGCCTCGTGCGCCCACGCTTCGGGCTTGCGGATGTCGCGCCATTCCTCGATGGTCCGCGTCTCTTCGGGCGGCGGAGGCGGCAGCGTTTCGGGCACAGGTGCCCCTTCGGCATCGGGCGTCGGCCCGGCCGTGTTTGTCTTGGCCATGTGGGTCTATTCCTCGACTGTCGGTGTGATCGGGACTTGCTCGACCAGTGCGTCTTCGAAGGTGATTTCGCCGATCGTGTTGCTACCGAGAGGCAGCGAGACCGGCGTCATCGGCAGTTCGATTGTCAGCGTCGTGACCAGCGCGGCGCCTCGGTGCGAGTCCTGCCGCGTGGTCCACTGCGCGCTCGAAAGGTTGTAGCGCTTGCCGCCTACCGCCTCACGGATGGCCGTGATGACGGCGGCTTGCATCGCCTCGCACTCGGCTTCGGTGAGGCCCCAGCAATGGATCTGGACGCTGGCTAGACGCTTGGCCAGGTCACCGTTGCGGAACTCTGCGGCTCCGAAGGTCTCGGAGATCGGAACCCAGACCCAGCGGCGCGGCTTCTCGACGCGCGGGATATTCTGCGCGCCGTAGGTGGTCGGGCCCCAGGCTTCTAGTTGAGGCGCCACCGCGGCGATCACGTCGGCGATGGAGATCACTCGGCGGCTCCTGCGAGCAGCATCGGCGCCGTCTGCTTGAGCACCTGGACGATCACCCGAGCGGCCGAGTCCTGCCAGGCTTTGGGCAGACCTTCGAGCGGCAGGAAGGGGCGAGCGGGGATCTTGCCGTTGCCTTCCTTGAAGGCGAGATCGCGGTTGCCCACTGCCTTGCGCTTGCCCTTGGTCTTGTTCGTAAACTTGCCGCGAGCGTCGATCGCCTGACTGCGGCTCGATGCCTTGTGACCGCTCGTCCCGAACTGGTGGTAGGGCGCGTATTCAACGTTGGTGCCGACGATCACATCGTGGCCGGCGGACTTGCCGGTGATGCTGTTCGCGAGCCGCCCGGTGTCGCGGAGGATCTTGTTGCTGCGCTTACCCTTGCCCTTGCGCCGGTTGCCGCCCTTGATCGGGGCCCACTTCGCACCGTCCGGCGTCTGTTCCTTGCGGAACGTCAACTGGACTTCCGTAGTCATCGCGACGGCCACGTTCTTCGCGGCGACGTTCGTGATCGCTGGACTGCCCAGCTTGTCGAGTTCGCGAAGCGCCTTCTCTAGCTTCGACCAGTCGCCCGTGACGCTCACCAGCCGCGAGCCTCATCGGAGAGGACTTCGGGCGCACCTTCGACGGTGGCCGTTGAATCGGTGATGCCACCCGGCAACGGCGCGTCGCCGTCGCGGATGTCGGTCAGCCACCGGATGATGTCCAAGTAGCGAAGCCGGAAGTTTTCGTCTCCGCCCTCCGGGTTGAACCCGATGGTGGAGAGCAGATCGTAGACAGCAACGATGACCGTCGCGCGCCTCAGGGACGCGTTGGCGAAGACGACCAGCGGCAGGGTGACCCGAGCCGCCAGGTAGTCGTCGATCAGGCGGGAGGCGCCTTCCAGCGCGGCCAATATCTGCGACTGCGGGATGCCTTCGAAGGCGCCCGTTTGCAGACCCGACGCGCCGAAGTCCGCGACCGTGGCGTAGACCTGGACAAGGTCAGCCTCGATCGTCGCTTCGACGTTGGACGCACCGGCAGCGTAGGCAACGCGGACGTAGGCGGAGAGGCCACCGAAGACGCGAGCGGACTCGCCTTCCTCGGTGACCGCATCCCACGCTCCGACCGTGCGCCACGCGGTGCCGTCGGGCGACGTCTCGAGAGAGAACGCCGCCGTGGTGCCGCTGAACGCCGTGACCGACAGCGAGCCGCGCAGTGCACGGTAGACCCCGGTCGCGGTAGACGCACCCGTCCCGCTCGCCGAGTAGGTGGCAAGCGGGAGAAGGGTGGTCATGGTCTAAGCGGCGCTTGCCCTGCGGCTGCTCTGCGGTGACGGCGTCCGCCACGTCCTGGCGACCAGTGACGGCCTTGCCGAGCACGCGGAACTCGACGAACTGCTTGGGCTCATCGTCGAGCGCCGCCAGCTGCTCGTCGGTGATCTCGACCTCTTCGAACTCGGCGCCGAAGAGCTGCGACATGCCGAGCACGCGATAGCCGCGCTCGGCCTTCGACCGGATCTCGACGCGCGGCATAACGCCTTCGCCTTCATCGCGAGGAACGGCAGCGAGTAGCCGCTTGCGCCGCGGCAGTCCGCCAGGAAGTGCAGCTCCTGGAGGTACGCCACGTTGTCGTCGCTCACGTTCGTCCGCGGCGTGAACCGAGGAGCGCGACGGAGCTGGAAGACGAACGGCTTGATGCCGCGCGTGGTGTCGAGGAGGTACCACTCGGTGGGGTTCGCTTCGAGCTCGGGGATGACGAGCACGCGGGCGAGCGACTGGAGGACGTTGGTCCCGCCGTTCGTGGTGAGCGTCGCCGACACGATGGTCTTGGCGATGATCTCCAGCGACGGAGGCACGACCAGGAGATCGGGCATGATGCCGAGCGGCCGACCGTCGACGCCCTTGAGTGAGATCATCGCGGCGCGAACCGCGGTGAAGTTCACGCCGTCGGCCTGAAGCGCCTTGCCCGAGCTGAAGTAGTTCGAGTAGACCGCGCTCGCCGGGTCGGCGGGGTCGACGGGGTGCGACGTCGAGAAGAACGCCTGGCCGTCGTAGCAGAGGCGCGTGGTCCCGTTCAGGAGCGCGTCCGCGATGAGATCGTCGGGCCAGCGAGCGGCCTGGCGACCCATCTCCTGGGCGATCGGGCGGTAGACCCCGAAGGTGTCGTCCTCGATCGCGTCCATCGGGACCTTGAACGAAGACTCATACTTCTTGTTCTTCAGCGTGTATTCGCTGGTCGCGATGTCGTTGAGGACGCGCGCGCCGACCCACTCGCGGAAGCGAGGAAGCTGGTTCATCCAGGCGATCACGTTCTCGCTGGACGAAGACGGGATCTCCATCGCGAGCTGCGTGTACCAAGGCGCGATGGTCTTGGCGAACGCCGATTCGAAATCGGAGCGGAACCCGCGCTGAATGCTGCGCAGGTTGGAACTGGTGAGATCGATTCCCATGGTGTGCTCCTAAGACCCCGAAGCCGAGCTGGACGAAGACACCATCCGAGTCGAGTTGGACAACGACTCCGGCGCGTGAGCGGGTGGCACCACCGTTGGTGGCAGCGACGCTCTGGTTGTCGGCGATGTAGCAGTCGGTGCCCACGCCAGCGGCGACCACGGGGTCGGCGCCAAGGTTGACGAACTTGAAGACGCCAGGCTTGACGCGAATGCTGAGCGCGCCAGCCGAGCCGGCGGTGTTGTCGACGGTCTCGTCGGCCAGGCCCGCGGCGATCTTGCCGGTCGCGGTCGCACCGGGCGCCGCATAACCAGCGTCGATCATGACGATGGTGCCGGCCAGGATCTTGGTCGCGGCCTTCATCGGCAGCGCGTAGTAGTCAGTGGGCCGCATGGCCCCCATCTGCGGCGCCTTGCGCTCGATCAGTGTAGCGGCCATAACGCCACCTCTTTCTCGGACTCGTCGTCCTCGTCGTCCGCAATGGGCTCGTCACCCGAATCGGACAGGCACTTCGTGGAGAACTCTTTGGCCGACATGCCGAAGCGATCGGCGATCGACCGCTCGTCTTTCGACAGGGCGACCTTGGCGGCCTGCTTGGCGGGCTTGTCCTTGCCGCCGCTGGTGTCGACCACCACCTGAGACGTGAGGGTCGCCAGGTAGGCGTCGAAGGACTCGGCGTCCTTGCAGCCGAGCTTGATCGCAAACTCGCGATTGGCCGGCGTGAGGAAACCGGCGGTGACCTTCTCGCCGACGATGCGCTCGACTTCCTTCTTGCGGAGGCCCGTCTCGAGCTCGACGACGCGAGCAGAGAGCACCTTGGTTTTGCCGGCCTCTTCCTTGAAGCCGGCGAGGATCCCGAGAGCGGCCGACAACGACGTCGCCCCGGTGAGAGAGAGGACGTCTTTGACGGCGTCACGGTCTTTGGAGAGCGCCACGAGCGCATCCGCCTCCGAGGCGGACTCCGAGAGACCGAGCGCCACGAGAACCTGCTTCATGGGCGTGCTCCTTTGCGCGACTTGCGCAGTGGTTTCACTCGCCGCGACCAACGGTTCGAGACCGTGTGTTGCGGGAAGATTGGTAAGCGCGACGTTGATCAGTCGCGACATGCGCCCCTCGTCGTCCGTGTAGAACGCGGGGCTGATGTATCGGTATTCGGCATCGCGCAGCGCGCGGTCACCGGCGGGCGTCCACTTCACATCGACGGCCCACAGCTCGCCCATGCGAAGCTCCAACTTGAGCCAGCCGGCGGCCTTCCCGCCGCCCATGGGGGCGTACGGGTCGAGCATCATGTGGTCGTAATCGACCGGAATATCCGCGCCGTGCTCCTGGTACGCGGACATCACGGCAACCGCCGCGCGGTCGTCGAACAGGAATACGCCCTTGGTCGTAGAGACCACGCCAGCCGTGAAGATCCGGAACTCGGACGGCGGAACACGCTCCGCTTGCCCTTCGGCAAAGAGGGCGAGGTGGAGCTTTGTCTGGTTCATTGGTCTTAGGCTGGGATGGCCTGTGCGATTGCAGCTGGCAGCGACGCGCCCGGCTTCACGGGTTCGAGATCGGGAGGCAGGCCGAAGCCTTCCGACGACGCGATCTCGGGCTTCTTCTTCGTCACCACGGCCTGCTCTTTCGAGAGCGAGATGAAGCCGCTTCTGCACGCGTGGTGACAGGGCGGAAGGTGCCCGTTCCACCAGGGATCGTCGGCCGGCAACGTGGTCCCGTCGCAGGCTTCGCAGACGGCAGAGACGCGCGAGTCCATCACCGCGTCGAACATCCGGTAAGGCCGGATCTGGACGATGTCAGGATCCATCGTCACCTGCCACCGGCCGGCCGAATACGCGCTCTGGACGTTGGTCCGGAAGATCGTCTCCATCCGCCAAGACGGGTTGGCGACCGAGCCGCCCCACGTCTGTTCGAGCTTCGGCCCGATCTCCTTCTTGAAGTCTTCGAAGGTCGTGCCCTTGGCCAGCGCGCGGTCGATTGCCTTCCACGCGTCGCCGAGGACGTTCGCCTTGGTCACGCCAGCGACCGAGAAGGCTCGCCGCTTGGCCTTGTCGTCTAGCTCTGACCAAGTGTCCGGGTCGACGATGTCCTTCGCTTGGAAGAACGCCATCGCCTCGGCGAACGCGAGTTGCAGCGCGTCGACTGGCTTAGGGACCGGCATCGATCTCGAGAGACGCGGAGTAGGTGCCCTGGCCGACGGCCAAGAGGATCGCCCGCTCGAACATGTCGACGGATGCCGCGGTGGGCGCCTCCGAAGCCAGGTCGATCAGCCGAAGCCGGAAGTCTTCGTACCCAGAGGCTTCCTTGGCCGCCCTCTTGATCGAGAGGATGACCTTGGAGACCTCCGGCGCAGACAGCTCGGTCGCGGCGTCTACGAGCCCGTTGACCCAGGTCTGCCCAGCGTGAAGGAAGCGCGCTGGACTATCCCCGGCGAGCCTAACAAGCGGGCCGCGGCCCCTGGATAGTGCCTCTTCGGACACGTCCGCCGACACGTCACCCTCTGGCAACGGCGGCGCGGCAATCGGTGGAACCGGCTCCGGGACTTCCGGAACGTCGGCTTCGTCGAG